TGTGTTCTGCTCATCTTGTATTTCTACTTTGGGTCCTGTGTACCTTCATTACCACCTAACATTAGGGTAATTGTATTTGAAATGTTTTCAAGTTCCTTCGCATCTGATAAAACACTAAAATCCAAGTCCATCAAAAACTCATCATAGCTCTTTTTCGTGAATGGCTTATGCAGAATATAGATAATTCTAAAAAGAATATCGATGACTAATGCTGCATCCGTTTCATCCTTATTCAAGTTTTCAAGCTTCTTAATGTCACTGAATAACTCGGTTCCAAATACACTACGATAGGAAATAATAGTAAAAAGTGAAGACCTTAGTTTAAGATCCTCACCTCTTAGATTAATTGTTCTTTCCATACTACACACCTATAACAGGTAAAGTTGGAACTTGTGCAAAGAACTGTTGATAATTTGTGTCACCAAATTTTGCAATCGTTCTAATCACCGATACATTGCCAACCTCAATTGGTCTTGCTGTAATTGT